TGGCTTATTCAGAACAACGGACGCTGGGTTAAACGACGAGTTAATCTCGCCGAGACACAGCAAACCTTGTATGAACTTCCTTGGACGCCCCATTGGGGTTCGTTTGAACAAGTCTTTACGACTCAGTTCTATAACACCGTCCCAGAAGTTCGTCAGAATCTCGAATATTATGATCGAGTCTGGGCAACTGCCGAGTTTCGATACTTTTTACCTGAGGTTCCGCCTGGTGTCAAACTTGAGGACCGCCTTAAGACGGCTCTCAACGGATCACATTCGATCCGCGCATATCAATTATACGATATGATACCATGGACTTGGTTGATCGGTTGGTGCCTCGATGCTTCTCGCATTCTCGAAAATCTCGATGCCGGAATAGCGGACCGTTTGGCCGCCCGGAGATTCGTTATTATGAGAACGCAATGGTATCGTGGTTCCCAGCACGCCAAAGGCAATTTTCGCCATTGGCCTACTGGATCAAACGTCTCCGTCAATGCCAATTCCTTCGCAGAGAGACATCTCAAAACGAGGGTTGTTGGCTCACCTTTCTTTCCTAGCGATCCCGCTGATCTCACCGGGATGCAATATGCTATTCTTGGGGCCCTTGGGCTCTCTAGATATACGTAGCATATCTCGCAATACTTTGGATTCCAACCCAAAGTTTGTTCGACCTGCCTGTAAAATAGGAGCTTTCGATGTTTGCCGATCCTCAGTCTGTTACTGTCAATGCCGTGGCCATTTCTCTGCCTCGTACCGCTCAAGGTACAACGCAGAACGTGTACACGTCTGCTGATGGTAACACCAGCATGACAATTAAACAGAACACGACCGCTTCGCGGTTCCGCCGGGAGGTGCGAATCTCCCAGAAGAAGATTGCCGCTGATCCGATCTCCGCAATTAACAAGGAGACCAGTGTCAGCGTCTATCTCGTGGTTGATGAACCCAAGGCTGGGTTCACCGACACTGAGATCGGGTACCTCATTGCAGCACTCGAAGGTTGGGTCGATGCGACCTCCTACGGGAAACTGCTCGGCGGTGAATTTTAACTCACCGCGTAGTTGAGGTATACGTCGGACGGTTCTAATTCCCCATCAAGATGAGGTATTAGATGAAACGACCGACCATGCTCTTTAAGGCCCTGCTAGCACAAGCTAGTATGGAGTCTTGTTTGTCCACAGAACGCGACTTTGTAACCATACAAAGTCGTTTTGAACACGAAGGGTTATCGTTTTTGACGATTACCCTCCCCAGGCTCTGCGACTCTCTAGAAGAGGGTCTGGAGACTGGGCGGTTCACGCTACCTCTCGGTTTTCGCCGAGGGCGCGGAAGGCTCCCTGCATTATTGCAAGGTTTCTTCAACCGTGTGTTCGATGAAGGTGGTACGCTACTTGATACTGCCTGCGGAGAGTCCATTTTGTGGATCCGTCAGATAACTAGGTTTTATAAAAAACCAAAGTTAGCCTGCTCGCCAGATCGTGAGATCCTTGCGATTCGCAAGTTTAAACAAGTAGAGGAGGACCTTTTTCATGCCACATCTGAAGTCAACAGACAGGATTCGATCCTGGATGCCGTCTCCGCAATTCTATGGTCTAGTGTATTTCCTACACTTAATGGCGATAGTATTGTTTGTGGTCATGGCCCTGGTGTCACTGCGGATCGTCGTCTTTCTAACGAAAGACGTCGTATCCGACACTGGTATACCAGAGCAGAAGGTTCCCTCGCTTCCGCTGATCACGCAGTCCATAACTGGGCTGCCTGCAACGGAGGTGAAGGAAGCCAAGGTCTCGTCGACGTTGAATACACGGACCTCCGAGATGAACCCGGAGTCCGCGTTGTCTTCGTCCCCAAGACCCTAACTACTCCACGAGTCATAGCTATCGAGCCGTCTTCCATGCAATTCATGCAACAGGGTGTTGCACGTCACATGGTTCGCGTTCTCGAGACACACTGGTTAACGTCTGGCTCCGTAAATTTTACGGATCAGACGATCAACCAGAGACTCGCGTACTCGTCGTCTATTGACCGTAGTCTCGCGACTATAGATCTTTCTGATGCCTCTGATCGAGTTCATCTTGAGCTCGTTCAGCGGATTTTCAGGAGATCTCCTATCCTCGAGTTTCTCGAGGATTGTCGGTCACTTCACGCCGATCTACCAGATGGTTCTAATTTGGTTCTTAAGAAGTACGCTTCGATGGGTTCAGCTTTATGCTTTCCCGTTGAGGCATGCGTATTTTATACGCTCATTCTTTCGGCCATCTTTCACCATACTGGGATGAAGCCAAACTATCGTTCGATTACCAAGCTAAAAGCTAAGGTAAAGGTTTACGGGGATGACCTTATTGTCCCGGTAGACTACGTGGACGCGGTTTCGGACTACCTCGAGTCTTACGCTCTTCGCGTAAATCGTCGTAAGACTTTTTCTAAATCTGCATTTAGAGAGTCTTGCGGTTCTGACTTCTATAATGGCCTTTCGGTTAAACCCGTTTACGCCAGAATGGATCTCCCAGAACGTAAGTCCGAATGGACACCTAATCACGTTATGTCCTGGACTTCTACCGCCAACCAGTTTTATGAAAAGGGTTGGTGGGTAGTTGCTCAGTGCATTCGTGATATTGTGTCACGCAATGTAGCTACGCAAATACCTATCTCTCGCCTATATGACGAGGGTGTGTGCTTTGCGTCCTGTTTCCAAGAACGGAACCTTCGATTTAATTCGAAGACCTACTCTTGGGAACAGCGTCGCATCGTATACGTCCCTCTTAAACAGAAGGACGTAATCGATGGATGCTACAACTCTTGCTACAACCTCGCTTTTGAACGAAATGGATTTAGCCCCGATCTGTTATCACAGACCGGGTCTGAACCTTACTCGTCTATTACGCGAGGATGTGAAAGTATCAATCAACTCGGAAGGGTTGATCGAGATCTTTCACACCATGCCCGAACTGATAGAGAGCAAAACTCTTCCGATTCGCATTTGCGCATTGGAAGGGTGGGACCCTCGAACCGATTCGGTCATGGTGCTGCTCGAGTGGATGTCGAAAGAGGTGGATACAGCTTTACAGGGCGATCTCTACATAGAGAACGACCGTGTAGTGCGGAGTCTTCTTTCTCTCGTACATCTTTGGGTGAAGTTGATGACACCGTCATCGACTTCCACAGCACCGTAAAGCGCGGCGTCTTTAAACAGAAACGCCGATGGGTCACGCTGGTAGCGTGACGCTTTCTTAGGAAAGCTGTGAGGGGTTCGAGTAGTGTTCTACTCTAACGAGGGATACATTGCTTTTGCAGTGCACCCCTCAC